TTGAAAAATTATTTGATTTATTAGGCAAAACAAAAAAAATCTCTTCATTTGATTTGTTTGTATTGTTTTTCAAAAGAAAAATGCAATTCAATGTTTCTTGTGACAAGTATTCAATATGTAAACTAGGTATTCCATTGTCTGGTGAAACAAGCGAATTTGTTGATGATTTAATTGCTGTTTTTGAGAAACATAGAAAATTGATTTATTCTAAAGGCAGTAGAATTGAAATTCAGCATCACGCTTACATGGAAGCTTACATGGAAGGAAAATAACCATGAATATCTTGTACGAATTACAAAAAAACATCCATGCGCCAAAGGACAAAAAAAACACCTTTGGAAACTACAATTATAGGACCGCTGAGGGCATTCTTGCGGTGGCTAAGTCTGTGATGCCTGAGGGCGTAAGCATTGTGCTTAGTGACGATGTTATCGAGATTGGGGGGCATGTTTTTGTGAAGGCAAAAGCAACCTTAAAATCAGGGAGTGACGTTATTGCTGAATCTTTTGGTTTTGCTGGGCATCCTTTGGATAAAAAAGGAATGGATTTTTCGCAAATCACGGGGGCTTCTTCGTCTTATGCCCGTAAGTATGCTTTGCAAGGCTTGTTTGCCCTTGACGATAGTTCCGCTGACCCTGATGTTACCAACAAGCATGATAGCGCACCTACGGGCGGAATGACGCCCAAGACAGACTATCGCAAGCCAGCACCGTCTTCTGGCGACACGGGAGATGGTCCTAAGCTGGCAAGCGATAAGCAAAAGGGCATGATCTCTATCCTTGGGAAAAAGCTGCCCCCAGATGTAACGACTAAAATCAAAGCAGACTTTAAAATTATGACCATAGATCAGTGGAATTCTATGACATCATTCACAGCGTCTAAAATTATTGAGGCTTTGCAAAATGCGGAAAAGTCGCCACAAGAACACGTTTTAGATGATGAAATTCCTTATTAGAGTTGGAGAGTTTTTATGAGTGATTATTTAGCCACAGACAAACAAAAACGCTACATGGCGCATTTACTTTTTAAACTAAAAAGTGACGATAATGGGCTGTTTCCGTTTTTCTTACCTGAAATTACAAAACAATTTAAAATTGTTGGCTGTGAAAATTTGGAAAATTGGCAAAACCTTACAAAGGATCAAGCATCAAGTATTATAGATTTCTTGATAAAACTGCCAGACAATAAGGGTGATACAGTGAACTTGATATTTTCTTTAATTGGTTACGAAGAGAATCGTCAAGAAAAATGCAGCCAAGCTATTTCAGGTTATTAGAAACAGTTTGAAAATCAAGAAAATGCTGTGTAAGGTGATGTAAAACCTGCCAAAGGAGAGATGAAGTGAGGTTCTTTTTTTCACTCTCTAAACCTAAAAAACCCCAAATAAAGGAAGACCCCATGTCTGAAGTCCAACAACACTTAGCCGCTATTGAGGAAGTTTACAAAGTGGCTTCTTTTGATCTTGCTGCTATTGCTTTTCGTATTATTCGCAGCCCTGAAATTGTTGCTAAAATTACGAAAGTGGAAGGCGAACAACTGATTCTGTCTGCTCTTAATGACTTTCCTAACTTTCAAAATCAAGTTCGCACCACTGTTGCACACGTGCAACAACGGGGAAACTAAAGGCCCCTGTTGTGGATAACAGCAGCAACACAAATACCAAGTTGCTTGTGACGTTGCTTGGTATTGTTATCGCTACCATTGCGGGGGCTGGTCCGTATTTTTTGCAGACACAAGCCGCCATTGATAAAAACTTGGCCGTAATGGTAGCCTTGCAACAAAAGTCTGAAAAAGACTTTGAAAAGCTGGAAGGTCGCTTGACCAACGTTGAAAACGCAATCCCTTCTTTAATTACCCAAGGTGATAAATGATGCTTTCTCTTTCTCAGGACGGAATCCGATTGATCCATGCTTTTGAAGGTTGCCGATTAAGAGCATACGATGATGGGGCAAAGTATCCCACTATCGGATGGGGGCACAGAATATGGCCAGAGGAAACAGAGCGTTTTAAAAATGGTCTTACCCAAGAAGAGGCAGACGCACTTTTTTTGGTAGATAAAAAAAAAGCAGAAAACCACATCCACGATTTGGTCCATTTTCCCCTAAACCAAAACCAGTTTGATGCTATGGTTTCTTTTGTTTTCAACCTTGGGAGAGGGAAAGTTTCTAGTTCAACCATACGCCGCCTGTTGAACGAAGGCAGAATACAAGAAGCATCCGCAGAATTTAAACGATGGATTTATATCAAGGGTCAACCTTCTAACGGCCTTCGCAGACGCAGACAGGCGGAATCTTTGATGTTTTTAGGCAATGAAGGATGGAAAGAGTTATTATGAAAAACCTAACCATTTACCAAAATGTGTTTGAAAACCTCAAAGGGGAAACAAACGCGCACTGGTTATGCGTGGCATTGATTGATAAATTAAACAATACGCATGATTTTTTGCTTGAGATTGCTCGTACTATGCAGAGAAACGTAGATGACGTGGATCAGGAAAAAAGGGAAAGTCTCGAAGAGATTATAGATTTTGCGGATGATCTCGCTGAACATATCCGTATTGAACAATACAGACATATTGATAAAATGAGAGAGTTTTCAGGGTTAAGGGAATACGGGAAAGGCATGAAACTATGAGTACATGGAAGGACGTAGGCGCATGGCTAAGCAGAAACGGCACGGAAGGCGCAAACCTTGTCGGTTCACTTTTAACTGGAAACCTTGGAAATGCTGTAGAGGCTGGCGTAAAGCTGGTTTCAGGGGCAACACACTATGCAACGCCTGACCAAGCACTATCCGTCCTGCAAAACGATCCACAGGCTCTAGAACGGCTTAAAAAGATGGCTTATGAGAATGAAGCCTCTATTCGCTCTCACCTGCTGGAAATGGAACGCATCCGGCTACAGGATGCCCAACTAGAGCAAAAGGAAACGCAAGACACCATTAGAGCAGGGGACAAAGCAGATGATATTTTTGTGCGCTCTACCCGCCCTGGTATGGCGTGGCTAGGACTATTAGGAAGCATCGCCTATGTTATTCTTATGCCCAGCCCCAACGAAAAGGTATTTGATGGGCTTATGATGCTGCCCTACATTTACATGGGGCTAAGAACATTTGATAAGCTTTCGGCATTGCGATCAAAGGCATAATTAACAGCCTTTGCCGCCGCTTTTTCCTTTTTTCTTTTTCATAAAAACTCCTTTAATTCCAGTCTACGGTTGGGGCATTTCTATCCCCTGTGGGAGACGTTGATGCTTGTGCAAATACGGTTGTACCATCCAGTTTATAAATTGTCACGTCACCCGTTGTTTCGTTGACGTTGACTTTGGCCAGTTGCGTTCTTGCCACACCTTTGAGCATTTGACTTGATGTGATGGCGTTTTCCATTGTGTAATTCCAAACAGCATCCGCGTTTTGCGCTGCTGTGGGGACAGAGCCACCTTCTGTTACGATTGTGGAAGCGGCGGATTGAATTAAGAGGGTTTGGACTCCGGCGGTGTAGGCGATGGGGTCTCCGCTTGGTCCTCCGACAAGGTTTCCACCTGAGACTCGGGCGACGTAGTTTCCTGCTGGGAATTGAAGTTGCCAAGACCCCAATAGTTCGACGGTGATACCGACTTGCACCCCGGGTCCGAGCACATTAAGTCCGGAACCTGATCCAATTCTTTCATAAAGAATACCCTCTTCTGTGGCTTGAGCTTCTTTTATAGCATCATACAAAAGAATGCAATCAATGTTTACCGATCCCACGTCAACATCAATTTTTGATGTGGCAAAATCAAAGGTAAACGGAGACACATAATAGGTCATGGATTACACGTCACTGTTTCGGCTTGCGTTCACACTTGCTCCAGCGTTGGTCACAGATAACGTGGTAGAGAAAGGCACAATCGGCGATACGCCACTTCCATTTCTTACATCCACGCGGGCATTAAAGTTAGAGGCATAAATAAACGTCACGCTTTCCGATGATCCCGTTGCAGCCCTGTCAATATAAGGCACAAACACATCATCCGCCGTAACAATGTTACTGGCTAAAGCAGGCGAAAGACCCGTAAAGGTTTTGGTGCCCGCATTAAAGGCAGTGTAGGTGTAACGAAGGTTTTTAATGCGAATCACGCCGCTGGCTGGGGTATCGGTTTTAATGCTTTCCACCACCTGCAATGACGTTGCCCCTGCGCTGGCCGCAACGGGGGTGTATTCATCTTTTAATAAGGCCCCTGATCCATTATCACGCGCCACCAAAACACGATCCCCTGACACCAAGTTTCCAACAGTAACACCAATAAGCGTTGGCGGTACCTGCGTTGTGCCATCATGGGCAATCAACTGATACTTGGTACTCTCCGCAGGCAAAACACCCGTCAACCACCACCCTTGAGCCACAAAGAACGTACCCCCCGCGAAGGTTCCAAAAGGGGCAGCAGGAATTTCCGTGTAAGCTGCGTTTAAAAGCCTATATCGCCACCCTGGGATACTGTTAAGCGTGGCTGCGCTGCTTTCTCTGGTTAAGTATTGCAAATACTGATACGCCTCTTGCAGGGTACAGGAACTGGTTAAAGCAATGGTGCCTTTATAGAGCTTTGATCCATTTCCGTTGGCTAAATCTTGGTTGGTATCCCCAAACGTTACCGTGACCTTGCTGGATAAGGCCGCCGCGCTGGCCTCAGAAAGCACAATGTTGGAATCAAGGGACGTTGACAAAGCCGCATTGCTTTCACCACCCGCTGACAGGTTCACGTCAAAGTGAGAATACGATTGTCCCCATTTTCTTGAAAACGCCGTCACGTTTCCGCTGTCAATCAATGATCCCGCTGTTTTGACTTTGACCAAAATCTGAATGTGTCCATCCGACCAAAATTTAGTCAGTTTGTTGCCACTTTGCACTACATACACAGGCGATGCCGCCACAATACCACCGATGGTTTTTAGGCCAGAGTATTGAACGTTTGCACTGTCTTGCTTAATAGAGCCAAAATTGACAAATTGCGCCGCCGTATCATCCAAATTGAATATAATGGAACCACTGGTCAAAAGGTTAAGACGTGAAGCCACAGCAGCATCCCGAGGACCATCCAAACGTGATGGGTTAGGGGCTAAAATATCCACAAGGTCATTGCCAGTAGCAGATGGATCATCCGCTAAACCCTGAAGCCACGCGTGTAAAGCCAACACCGAATAAACGGTTGTGCTGGCCCCAGCTTGGCGACGAATGTCACCTGTGGCACTAATTTGGAAATCGTCCTGAATAGCCATAATTATAGTCCTTTATTGATCGGATTCTTGAAGGGCAACAACGTTTGTCGTTGCCGTTGGTGAAATGGAAACTTGCGTAAACCATGGCTTGTAAGCAGGGCTGCCACTGGCATTTCTTGCCTCTATGGCAACAGACCCTGTGTATTGAAAATCGAAGTTTAAGGTTGTACCCGCGCCGCAAGATGCTTGTTGCAGCAAGGCCCCCGTGTCCACCCGCGTCACCTTGACCCGCGATTGCGGAACAAGATTGGTGATGTTGACCAGAGACCCGGGAAGGGGGTGCTGGATTTGCTGATCCGTCGCATTGGTCTGGATGCCCGCCGAAAACCCGGTTGTAAGCGTACCCGCTGCGGCCAAGGTCGCGCGGCACCGGATTTGCAAGAGATAGCCATTGGTCGGGCTGACCGCGACGTTGACCGGCGAGAAGCTGATTGTACCG